CGGCTTCTTTTGCGCGTCGCTCATCATGCCAAACCTTCTTTAGCTGCGCCATCCTTTCTTTAACTTTGTTGGAGTACTCACCTAGATCATCCTTTTCCAAGTCCTCCACAACTTCTTTTGGTAGTGGTTTCCTATTACGATCTTCTACGGGAGTGTCGTCAACTTCTACAACCTCAACTACCTCAGGCTCATCCGTCGTAATATCTAATACATCTTCTACTTCTGGACTTTCATATTCATCAGTCATTTACTTCTCCTTTTATGCGCGGGAATACCCGCGTGGATCGTCTACTGTAGCAGTAACGGTGTCATCGTTAATAATTCTGAACTCTACCCCATGTATCTTAATACGTGTACCTGCGTAAGCAGGGGTAACCACGAAGTCTCCTTCCTGACACCAAGCACCTGTTGGGAACTTCTGTTCGTCTTTGTAGCACATATCCCCCATCTTAAGGACATACAAAACAACCGTCGAGTTCTCTTCAACCTGCCTAGTATTGCCCGCCTTCAGAATACCACTCTCATATTTATCTTCAATCTTAGGTACACCACACAAAATGCGGTAACCTTTGGGGTCAGGGAGTTGTGTAGCAGATGTAATTTCCCCGGTTTCCTCCACACTCTCTACTTCCGGGACTACCAACTCTACTTTGGGTTTGGTTTTATCCCACTGCGAGGTTTTCTTATTCGTCATCTCCATCCTCCCGTAAGCTGCGTAGCCTCTCTGCAATAAACCCTGTTACAGTCATGAGCCCTAAAATCTTGCCACAGGCTTGTTGGTATTGCGCATAATCCTTGACACACCCAGTACCCAGATGCTCTACAATTATCATGCGCTCCGCCTCGATCTGTTTAGCCAAGTCAGTAAGCGTTTCTTTCATTTTAGCTCCTTAAACTTCTGTGTAGTTATTAATAAAAAAGTCTTTTGACACATACCATTTATCCACTAAGTTTTGTGGATTTACCGCGATCATCCCGCCTAAGCTAGGGGTATTTGTTTGGCACACCGCTACACCAGTTAAATCTTCCCCGGGGATGTATGGCCGCATTGGTTGCACAGTGTTTTTGCGGTAATTTTTAAACCCATCCATTTACTTCTCTCCTTTAGGTTGTTGTTTCTGCGCTTCTTTTTGCATTTGTATCTGTTCTCGCTGTACTTCTATTTGATTATTATTGTGTGCTATCTGTGCCCCAAGTTTACTACCCTCCATCATAAATTTAGCTTCGTTAAGATCATTGTCTAACTTCTTCTTGTGCTCTACTTCATCCAGCTTAACCCCCATCTGTGCCCCGGCAATGCGCTCCTGCGACTCTATGCGTATCTTATCAATAGCTATACGAGCCTTATCCATCTCAATATCCGCTGTGGACTTCTGAGCTTTAATCTCCAGTTCTTTCTCTTTAATCTCCAGTTCTTTCTGCTGCATCTGGATAAGTGGGTCTTGTTGTTGCTGCTGGGCTTGTTGTTGCTGCATCTCTGCTTGATTCTTCTGAGCTAGTTGTTGTGCTGCCACCGCCATGAGGCGTGATATTTCTGTCTCAACATCTTCAGGCAATACTTCATCCATACCGGGTAGTGGTACTCCTAACTGCTCTTCAATCTGCTTACGGTATTTAAACGCTATATGTTCGTTCTTATGAGCCATCGCTGCGGCCATAATACTCTGGGCTTGGGGGTTCTGGCCTATCATTTGAGCTGTCATTGGGTCTTGAATGAAGCTATCCAGCACAGCTAAATGCGCGTCGTGGTCTTGTGTGATGTAGGCTTTAACCGGCTTGCCATTCAACAACGCCATATTCTCAGATACGGGGTCAGTTGGTTTGTGATCTTCTGTTGCGGGGATAAGCTTACCAACATTCTTAATACCCAACACATCAAGCATCTGCCGGTTAAGTTCTGGTAAGTCATATATCTGGGGATTAGCTTGAGCCATCTGCATCACTGCTTGATATTGAACTACCTTCTGACTCATTGTAGCGGCATTAGGGTCACTTACTGGGATAACCTCAACCATATCATAGTCAGACTGACGGGCTTTACGGTCACCTGCTTCAGGGTCATATGCATATTCATCAGGCGCGTAGTCTCTAATAATAGCGGACAACAACTTAAACTCCTGCCGCATAGACGAATGTATCCGTGCCTGTACTGCCCCCATAACCTTCAAGCTACGTTCAAGAACTGCGAGAGTTGTGCCTACCGGAGAGTTAGCCGACATATCAGCCAAAGCCAAGTCAGCCGAACCTGCCATCCTACGCCCATCTTCTACAATCTCATTCTTCAATAAAATCAATGCAGATGAGGGCTCTTTATATGGCAGTGGCATAATGTTATCGCGCAATGCCCCACTAGGTACATCTACGTCTCTGAATTCCCCGGGAGATATTGGTGTATCATCACCCTTTACACGTAACCCACGAGTCTTATATCCACCCGGTAGATTAGATAACGTACCAGAATCAACTACTTGTCGTGTGAGAGATGTGGCGCTCTTTGCTGAACCTCCGATAAGATGTATAAGTCCCAGATGGTAAAACCCAAATCCCGGTACATATCCATAATGAACGAAATGCTGCCGTTTCTGTTTAGTCTTGTCACCATCTACCCAATTACGCCTAATAGCGAGTACCTTGGTTGTACCCTGCTCGATTGTTACTACGTAAGGAAGCGCTATTCCTGTATGTTCCCCATCATCGTCTACGTCCTCAAACCCTTCTAAATCTATGTCAACATGCATCTCCAGAAGCTTGAACCGATCATCCATCGTGGCACTAAAGCCCATCTTTTCAGCGATCTTCTTCTCTACTTCTTCAATAATGTGGGACGGTTCCCCCAAGTCAATATCCGCGTAGAACCCAGCGACTTGTAGCTTCCTTATCTCATTCTCGGTCTTACGCATTACGTGGGTTACGCGAGGTGCTGTGGCTAAACTAGACGCTCCATAGGGCACTACAATATCTTCTGCAGGCACAAACAACGACACCTGTCGATCTAAGCTTGGGTCAAAATATACTTTCTTGAATGCATTACCTGCAAGCCCCAAACCCCACAACATCTTCTCGTGCTCAGGTCTATACTCAGGCATCTTCTCCGTGAGCTGGTAATTCATATCCTCTTTTACGCGAGCTGCAGCTTGGTCTTTTTCTTTAGTCTGTTTGCCGATGATCTGTGTTTTTACAGGCCCTGCTGCGGGGAATGTTTCGGTGATAGTCTCTGCTTGGAACTTAACAAGCGACTCAGTAAGCAATGGGTGGAATACATTACAGGCACCAATCCACGGCTCTGTGCGATCTTCTAGCTTCAACCCCAATAATTGCAACCCGTCAACATAAGTTGTTATCCAGTCTTTGCGGGAGTTTTCGTCAGCGGTGTAGTCTTCAATCAGTTCACTAGCTAGTGATGTGAGGATATTATCATTAATATAATCAACAAGATTAGAGCTAAAATCATCCGGGCCTTCCTCTTCAGGTTCTAATATTATGTCAAGTCCATCGGTTGGAACCTCAATATCCACCTCTATTTCAAGGTCCGGCCCTCCTGTTTCTGATATGACTCCTTGTGGTGCTGCGTATAAACCTTTTTCAATCATTTAGTAATACCCCTCATGTCTTTGGCTGCGGAATTGCGGCTCTTCATCTTCGTAATCAGAGGGCAGTGTAATAAACCCCCCAGTCCTAAATCTTCGTAGTGCCAACGTCATCGAGTCCACGGCATCATCGAACTGACCAACAGGGAACTGAGCGCATTCTGTAATAACCTCTTGAGCCCATTTTCGGTCTGTGGGTGCCCAAACCATCCCTGAAGATAATATATCGCTTACTGCATGAACACGGGCTATCTTATTATCCCCCTTTCCGGGGGTGAAATCCTCAACTGGTATACCCATAGCCCTGAACTCTTGCACAATTTGAGCACCTGCTGACTTCTTTTCTACAATAAAACAATCGGGCTTCCACTCTTTATACTCAGCGATCATCTTAGCCTTGAGTTCCGGGAATTCCATACGTGCTTTCCATGCGTTTAGCAAAATAATATTCGCTATGGGCTTGCCTGTATCCTTGCTTTCGTGATAAAATACACCCCATGTTGTTACTGCGCTATAATCGGCTCTATTATGGGCTTCTTGTGCGGCATCAAGCGACATTATTATGTATTCACAGTCTGGAGGGTTCTCGTACTCCCAGTGTCTCCACCATTCCCGCTTTAAAAGTTGTGCTCCTTCAGATGAGGGGTTCTGCATATACTGCGCAGACCAATAACGCACGTCCATACCAGCACGTTTCGATTTTAGCGCCTCTAGCGACCAGAATTCAGGCCACAAAGACCTCTCTGTCTCCTCGTTTTCATTGAGGATCGCTGGAAACTCAACCACTTCCCATTGATCTGCGTCAGGATTCTTAATCATGTGGTTCACAAGCTGCCCTGTGAGGTCCAACATACTCCAACGAGTCATAACTACAATAATAATCCCGTTAGGCATCAACCGTTGAAGCGGCCCTGACTGAAACCAATCCCATGCCGGTAAGAACGCCGTAGGATTATTGGTTTTTGCTTGCTGTTCGTTGTGTGGGTCATCAATTACAAATACATCCGCGCCCCGACCAGCTAACGCACCGCCCACACCGACTGCATAATACTGTCCACCAACGCTTGTATTCCATTGCCCTGCGGCTTTAGCATCTTGGTTTAGTTTAACATTAGGGAAAATCTCTCTATAATCAGGTGAATCAACCAAATCCCGTACCCGCCTACCAAAAGATACTGATAGGTCTGCCGTATGAGTCGCCATGATGATCTTTTTATCAGGATACTGTCCTAAAAACCACGCCGGAAATAGGTATGAAGCCATCTCTGAGTTGTGTGTTGTAATAAAATCCTTGCCCACCACATATAATCCGTCAGGACTATCAACCTGAATACAATGCCCTATCTTATTCTGTGGGTCATGCGTTACTTTTATTAAACCTAATCGACGCTGTAAAGCAAATCTCTTTGGTTGTTTGCGCTCTAGTGCTACAGGTAAAGCGAAAGTTGGTTGGAACCCTATAGTCCAATAAACTTGCCTACCTTGTATTCCTGAAGATGATAAGCGTGGTTGGCATTCTTGTTCGTATGATCTCCATCCTAATGAATCTATAATCTCCTTAAACCCATCTATTAAATCCCTATTAACAGAAGTGATAGTTATTCGCCCATTCTTATCACAAGAGCCATCAGTATCAACCATACCTGCCAATAATTCTAAACGTTGTTGTATTGATCCACGCTTATATACTTCAGGTATGTGTTTCTTTTTATATACGCCAAGTGCTTGTAAACCAAGGGTAAGCCGTCCAGCATTATTGCGGGTTCCTGAAAAGCTAGTCCTAATAACCCCGGTTGTTTTATGAGTGTATATATTACTTATGGGATACCCACACCGCACAATCTTATCCACATAAGGTTGGTCATTTTTATCATGAGATACGCACGGAGCACCAGCAGTTCCATCACCTAACCACGCCCCCAAAACATATGGGTGAACCAGTAGCTCTTTCGTAGTGTTTTCTAATGCCCCTACCAAAGGTAAAAAATGTAGTGCCCGCTCGCCATTTTTATACTTGATAGTCGTTTGCTTCTGTTTGCCAGCATTAGGGCCAGTCTTACTTATCTTCAGAAAATCACCAGCTTCTCTAGTTTCCCACACCTTTCGCGACATGTTGTACAACGTCCACTCATGTGCCTCATGGCAATAAACACTCTCGCCGCTACTAAAATCCAGACGAACGTTAGTATTATACTTAGGACTTACCGCGACTATTTTGACTGGGTGCCCTTCTGGATGATATACATAGTCACCAACCTTTAGTTCTCCGTGCGTAGTCCAACCATCTGGGGTATATACAGGTGTATCGTCACTGCAATTCTTACCGTGGCGCGGGGCAATATTAACAATAATGCGTTTCTTGTCACCTTTAACAGCTTCTTCCAGTAAATTAGCAAGTCTCCTGTGGTGGTTACCAATCTTATATCCCGGATACACCGCCTTAATGAAATCTAAAAACCCACCCTGTGCTGCATCCCGCTTAGTCCGTTTGTCAATTTCTGAAAGTAACTGTATAAGCTCAACTTTTTCCCTGTCCGGTAGTTTGCTTATGTTGGTTATAACCTGCTGTCGTTGATGGACAGGCAAAGCTTTTAGTTGTTCGCGTAAGGCCCCTAGCATCTACCCCCTCAGCATCTTATCAAGGTCTACTTCAGGCAAATCGGGTAGTGGTATTACCCCATCTTCGTCTAATCTCCCCACCCTTCGTTTGGGTTTCTCCATCTGTATTTCTGCATCAACTATCTCCCCCTGTATGAGTATGCCTAGTTTAGCCTGTAGTTGGGCCTGTAGTTCTTCAGCTGTTTGTTGTTTATATGTTATCTCTTGTTTATCTACGAACATACCTACATCTGCTAGCTTACCCAGCAACTCTACGGCTTTTAACTGCACTCGTGGGTCCCTGTGGTCGCTTAACCCTATTAGCTTATTTGTTACCAAGAACCTTATCTGGT